TCACGCCGCCCTCCTGCCGACAGGCTGGCCCAACGATCTGCCGACGTAGAACAAGCCGGTAATCGCCATGACGGAGGGGTAGTCTTCCAGCTTCCATGGCCCGCTTCGCTTGGCGGGGTCCAACACGGTCCCATCGCCCAGCATGACCACGAGGTGGCCACCAGGACCGCCGGCATCCACGAGACACAGATGAACCGGTGCCCATGGGCGCGGGGGCCACGCCGATCGCGGCTGGTTCGTCAGCTGGTCGGTTCTGTAGGCATGCTGGACCGCGTATCCCTGTAGGGCCAGGAATTCGGCCCATACGTCCGAGGTCAGCCCCCTGCCGACGTCGCCGATCTCGGACCTGACGTCCTCGTACGAGCGGCCAAGGACCGTGGCTAAGCACGCCACGGCGCACCCGAAGCGATCCTCCTGCTGGACCGCCTTGACCTCGCGCATCATCCAGAGGTGCCTTGCGCGCCTGTTCATCGCAGTCCTCTCCTCTTGGCCTCGATCGCCCGCCGGCACACCACGGAGCATTCCCGGATCCCGGCGATCCGGTCCTGGCAGTCGTCCAGGCAGCGGCTGTAAGTCTCCAGGATCCGGGCGAACGTCGGCGCGTCGGGGTCCTGCGGCAGGTACGGCTCGACGGATTCGCGGGCCCGGGCGGGCGCGGGGACGTGGCGGCGGGTCACGCAGGCCTCCGCGATCCGAACAGGGGGCCGCCCAGACCACGACGCGGCTGGACCGGCGCCGCCTTTGCCGCCATAACGCGACGGCCCTCCGCGTAGGCGTGCTCGATCATGCCCAGGTCGTACGGGCAGTGCGGATTGAGGTCGCGCCAAGCCGGACGTCCAGAGACGCGACGGCGACCGGCTTCGTAGTGGGCCCGGGCCGCCGCTTCGTGCTCGGGGGAGTCGGCAATCGGGAAGGCAGCCTCGCTCATCGTCCCCCTCCGTCGGCCATCACGTCGGCCAGGGCCACGATCCTCGCGGCGATCTCGTCGAGGGCGATCTGCTTGAAGGCCTGGTCACCCACCTCGGCCCTGAGACGCCGAAGCTCCTTGCTCTGCTCGCCCAGGATCACCGTGGCGCGCACGGATTCGGTGTAGTCCCGCGGGGCGAGGAGCCGGCCGATCCACGGGTGCACCGTGCCGTTGAGGATCGCCGTCATGCGGAGGGTCCGCTCGTCGTCCTGCGTGAGGAGGTAGCGCTGGCGCGGGGTCACGACCTGGACGTCCCGTCCATGGCCGCCTGGGCCGCACTGGCCACACGCGTCATGGCGAGCGCCGCCTCGGCCAGTCTTTCTCCGAGCGGGCATCGCGAGAACGTCGCGATGGCTTCCTCGTCCTCAACCCCGTCGAATACCTCGACGAGGTGGCAGACCTCGGCATCCTGATCCTTGAGCTGAGTCCAGTTGGTCAGACGGTAGGCCACGGGGTCTCTCCTCACTCTGCGCCGGGATGCGCATGGACCTGGCCCCCGCCATCGGCGAGGGCGTTCACCTGATGCCCGCGGGTCCCAGCCTCGCGCAGGCCCGATGCCGACAGCCGAACCCGCAGCGGCCCGGCGCTCTCGACGAGGAGCAGGGTGCAGAGGCGAAGCCACGTATCGGTGTTGAAGGGCAGCCGCCGGCCGGAGGCGATCACGGCACCGGTGCTGTCGACCGCGCCCTCGCCGCCGGCGTCGCGCAGGGCCCTGATCGCGGCCCGCTGGGAGTCCGTGAGCGTCACGGTCAGGCCTGCCGGGCCGGCGCCGCCATTTCGCCAGTCTCCAGGGCGTGCTCGATTGCCCTCTTCAGACTGTCGAAATTTGGCTTGCCCTCAGGGGACGCCACTTCCACGGTGATGACCGGGAGGCGATCGGACGGGGCGTCTTCGAGCGCCGCGTTGGCAGCCTCGATGAAGGCCTTCGCAGCCTCACGGGCGCTGGCCAGCAACAACGTCACGAGACTGTTTACGGACTCAGCCCGGTCTGTGCCGTCGCAGTCCATGCTGTCGTGCACTTCGATGCGCTGCCGTTGTCCGCTCATGGTGCCGACTGTGGCAATTGCCGACGAAAGCACCTTATGATCGTAGTACCCCTCGTCGCGCTGAACGACGCACGGTCCTGGGGCGACCTCGATCAGGAACCACCTGAATTCTTGCCTCATGAATCCCTCCGTCATTTGGAGGTATTCAACACCCTCAGCACGCGATACCGATGATGCAAGCTCGCAACACTATGCCGACACCGTGGGATTTCTTTTCCACAGGGTGGACCTATAGGCAGGATGGCTTAGTTTGATTGGCACGCCCCGCCGTGAGGCCGGGGATGAGCCGTCATCGAAGACGACATGGTGAAAGCCTAAGAGCCTGGGCCGCAAGGCCTGGGATGACCCGCTCGCTCGCGAGCGTTGACTGCCCGTAATCACCCCCGGCCCTCGTGCCGAGGATGGACCGCCCCGGCGCTTCGACGCCAACGAAGCTTACCCGCCCCGCCAACGCGGGGATCACCCATCTTAGTCCTCGTGCATACCCCGTGTTGAGTGCCTCGCCCCGGCGGGGATGACCCGTACAACCGCAGGGTCTCACCCTGTGATGGACGCCTCGCACGTTCGCGGGGATGACCCATCGGTCTCGTGAACCCCTGCGTTCACGCACGTTCCCCGCCCCGGCGGGGATTACCCATCAGGACTTCCGGTTTCGAACGGTAGCCACGGCCCCGCCCATGCGTGGGGGATGACCCGAGGGACGACTCCGGGTTGGCCAACCGCATACGGCCCCGCACCATCGCGGGGATGACCCATCGTCCAGCGTGGACTTGCGCAGGACCTGCCAACCCCGCCCATGCGTCGGGGATGCCCTTCGGGGCTCCGGCTTCGGCAGCCGGTGTTTCCTCCCTATACTGAGCGGGCCTCGACAGTCGTCGGGGCCCGCTTTTTGTCACCTGCAGGTTACATTTGTCCGTCCAAGCGGACTTTTGTAACCCACAGGTGACTCGTGTCCGTTTTATCCGACATTCCGTCCAGGGAAATCTTCACCATCCCGGCGATCTGCTATTGCCTGGGCGACGGCAAGGACTCAGTATCCGGTCCATGACCCAGCGCCTCTTGAAACGCGTAGCCCGAAAAGCCTGAGCCCCGCCGCTCGGCAGCCTTCGCTCGCTCCGTTTCCAGACCGCTGAGACCTTCCCATGCCGATCACCGCCGACCAGCGCATCGCCGTCGCGCGCGCCCTGCTGCACAAGCCGACCCGCGTCACGGGCCCCCAGGAGCCCACGCATCCGCTCCCGCTGAGCTGCCTCCTCGCCGGCGGCGAGTGGAAGGGGTGGGACGTCCGCGTCGACGTCCCGGAGCGCGCCCGCCTGTTCCTGGAGGGCTCCCACGTGTCGACGCGCTCCCGGAAGCGCGTCGAGGCGCTGCTGAAGAACGTGGACATCAAGAGCCTCAAGGCGGCCGAATCCGCGCTGATGGCCGACCACACGCATACCGATCGGATCCCCACGTGGCACGCCCTCGAATGCAGGGACCTGGCGCGGGTGCTCGTCCTCGCCCGGGCGGAACTCGGCGACCCGCAGGCCTGCGCCGAGGCTTCTGGGCTCGCGCTGAATTACGCCAGGGACAAGATCGTTATGCGCGACCCGGGGGCGTGGTTTTTCATCCGGTCGGCGCTGTGGTGGGCCTACGGGAGCCGGAGCGACGCGGCCGATATCGAGTACGTCCCGGCCCCACGGTACGCCGATCTCTCCGCGGACTCCGAGCTTCTCCGGCCGCTCGCCGAGCTGCTCGGCGACATGCATGCGGCCCAGCAGCAAGTCGATACCGAGGAGGACCTCCTGCGCGGGGGCGCTGGCGCGCAGGGCGGCTCCGATCTGCCGCCCGCGCAGCCGGGTGACCCCTTCGATCCGCTCGACCTCGGTGACTGGGGAGGCGTGCCGGCCCCGGCACCCGGGCCGACGCTCACAGTGTTCCCGCGGCTCGACCACCTGCCCAAGCCATCATCCGGCGCTCGCGACCGTGGGGACTCCCCTCGCGCCCTCGTCGAGGACCTGGCGGGGCGGCCCCTGCCGCTCGTCCCCGCGCCTGACCCCTCGGCGTTCCGGCGTGCGTTCCTGGACGCCGTCCCGTGGGCCGACGAAATCGCGGACATCTACGCTAACGACCTCGTCGGGGCGCGGTTCGCGGCGTTCCGCCCCCGCATCCTCCTCGGGCCGCCGGGCCAGGGCAAGACGGCCGGGGCGAAGCTGCTCGTTCGCCTCGTGGGGCTGGAGGCCACGGTCTTCTCTGGCGCCGGCGTCACGGACGGAGGGGCTTTCGCGGGTACGTCCCGGCAATGGGGGACGTGGCGCCTGTCCACGCCCGCCCAAGCAATCCTGAGAGCCAAGAAGGCGAACGCGGGGATCATCGTCGATGAAATCGAGAAGTCGACCGATATTCGTCGGTGGGGCAGGCTCGATGAAACGCTCCTGCCTTTCCTTGAGCATCACACGGCTAAGGCGATGCACGACCCCGCGCTGGAGGCTCCGGTCGATTGTTCCGCGGTCAGCTACATCCTCACCGCGAACGGCCTCGATGGCGTCTCGCCTCCGCTCGTAGACCGCTGCCAGATCGTCCGCTGGCAGGGCCCCCGGCGGGACGATCTGCCGTTCCTGGCCCGCGCCTTCATCCGGGAGATCCGGGCGGAGCGGGGGCTCGACGAGAGCTGGATTCCCGATCTCGACGGGGGCGAACTCGATGCCCTGGACTGGTGGCGGGGCGGGTCGATGAGGCCGCTGCGCCGCGCCGTCGAGGCGGTCCTCGCCTCCCGTGATGCCTACACCCCCAGCCACTGAGGACCACCCCCATGTCACGCATCGAGGATGAATTCCTGCTCGTGGCCAAGGGCGCCCTGAGGCAGCGGGAAGGGTACGAGAGCATCCGCGTTACCGCGATCCGGCCGTCAAGGAATGGTCCGGTCGTCGCCTATCAGCATGATCCGATCGGTCCCCCGCCGCCCACGAGTTCGGGCGAGCCCTCGCAGGAGCCGCCGGCCGACACGATCCTCGATGGCGTCGCGCGCGTGCTCCAGGTCCGGTGGCGCGGCGGCCCGCCGATCACGATGAAGGCGGAGGACGAGGCGTGGCGGGCGCCGCTGCACCGCGTCTTTCCAAGACTCTTCGATGTCGGCGGCCCCCATAGCTGGTCCGGCTGGAGGTTCATTTGGCTTGCCGCCGCCGAGTGGATTACCGATATCGGGGTTCCTGCGGACTGGGAGTGCGGTCAGACGAAGGAAAAGTTTGGATCGCTGCGATGGTATGTCTACGGAAATCTCACCCGCAGACACCAAAACGTCATTAGGACTGCCGAAATTATCTCTGGACATACTTGTGAATATTGCGGTGCGCCCGGTAGACTACGCAAGGGTGGGTGGGCCAAGGTTTGCTGCGACACGCATGCCAAGGGGCGGGGGGAGGTTTCCTGTGACTGACATCTACCGCAACCTCACCCACCGTTGCTGGTCCGTCCGCGAGGGCGGCCGCGTCGTCGCGCACGTCTCGGCCGCGGCCCTCGCGGAGGTCACGCTGCACGCTTCCGAGCCGTCGCGCCTCCGGTTCCTCCGTACGGGTCACCGGACGGTCCACGCTTGGGCGCGTGGCGTCCTCGTCGATGCCGCCGGCCCCGTCGATGCGGTCCGCCTCCACTACCGGCCGGCCACCGCGCCCGGCTTCCGCACGCCCTCCGGGGCCCTCGTCCGAAAATCGCGCCTCATGCGCTTCGAGTCGGACGGCACGGCATGGGCAGCGGGAGGTTGGGATGACACGGATTTGGATACTCAGCGACATCCATGAGGACGTCTATCCGTTCGTGTGGCCGACGCCGCCCGAGCATGATGTCCTCGTCGTCGCCGGCGACTACTGCGAGAAGCTCCCCCAGGCACTAGCCAGGATCCGGGACACGGCGCCGACGGACCGACCGATCGTCTACACGCCCGGCAATCATGATTGCTGGCGCACGAAGTGGCCCCGCGATCTGGGGCCAGCCCGGGTCCAGGCGGAGTTTCGCGGCATCCATCTGCTGGCCGAGGGCGAGAGCATCGAGCTCGACGGGACGCGGATCATCGGGGCGACGCTCTGGACGGACTTCGCAGTCGAACCGCGGCTGACCGCGCTCGCCCGCTCCGACTACGACCAGGGCCTCATGAGGGACCGCCAGCGGATCACGAGCACGCATGGCGGGTACGGTCGATGGCTGTCCCGCGACGCGATCACGGAGCACCGGAAGCACAGGGCCGCGATCAGGGACCGACTCGCGGTCCCCTTCGACGGGCCGACCGTCGTCGTCACGCATCATGCCCCCCATCCGCACAGCCTGCGGGGCGGGGGCTGGTCGGAGCCGCTCGACGGCGCCTACGCCTCGGACCTTTCGGACCTATTCGCCGGGGCCGACGCGCCGGCGCTGTGGGTGCATGGCCACGTCCACGAGAGCCGGGATTACCGGAGTGGCGGGACCCGGATCGTGTGCAACCCGCGCGGCTACGGGACCGAAAATACGGAGTTCGACGCGCGCCTGACGGTGACGCTGTGAAAGGCGCGGGTCTCGCCCTGGCGATCGCAGCGGCCGGTGTCGCCTCCACCCCGGGGATGGGCCCCGGCAAGTGGCTTGCCGTCGTCCGGCAGGTCGCCCCGGACGGGGCTGTCACCGGCCGCCTCACGTTCGAGCGGACACCGGCAGGCACGCGCTGGTCGCTCCGCTGCTACGATACCCGCGGCGGCCGGGCCGACGTGCACGCCTACGATGGCGTCGCGCCGGCCGAAGACGAATGGGTCATGGGGACGACCGCGGGAGGCCATTTCACCTTGGCCCTGAGGGGCGAGCCCCTGTTCGCGGCTTGGCTCGACGGCTGCCCGGGGATGGCCGAACCCGAGGCGATCGTCCGCGCGCCGGGCTCTCGGTGACCCTGTTGAACATAAGGGCCCCGATCAGGGCCCAAACCGTTATATCTTGAACATAAGGCCCCGGCCGCGACGCTATCTTGCACGAGAGAACCGGAATCACGCGCTATCTTGAACGAGTGGCGTCAGGCGGCCTTCACGACCGGCATCGTGGCCGCATCGTACGCCTTCAGGATCCGGATCGTCTCGGGGCTCCGGAGCCTGCCGTCCAGGAACGTCCCCGCGTCGATCGCGTCGAGCAGGATGGCGCACGTCGCCCGGATGTGGGCGAGATGGCTCACGCCGCTCTGCTCGTCCGCGTCCTCGCCGGCAGCCCACAGGGTCAGGTGCCGCTCGATGGCGCCGACGTACGTCTCGGCGTCGATCGGGTCCTTGCGCCAGTTGTGGCGTCCGTAGGCCTTGGCCGGGCAATCCGCCCCGAGACCGAGGACGGCCGCCTCCTGCACGAGGGCCACACGCGGGATCAATTCCAGCGGCAGCTTGCGCATGCCGGCGGTGCGCTTGGGGTTCTCACTTGGCATAGAACGCCCCAATCATGTCCTCTCCGGAGAGCCAGCCGCGGGTGCGATACCGATCCTCAGCCAGCTTCTCGGGGCAGCCCTGGCTAGCGATGTCCTCCAGGGTCGTCTCGCCGGCGTACGGATCGACGCGCTCGGCCTGCATGCAGGCCTCCAGCATGAAGTCCTGGTGGTAGAGCGTGAAGGCCGTCCAGCCCTCCGGGGGGCCGGCCTCCATGCTCGCGATCAGGTAGGAGCCCGGGGTGTGCTGGCCGATCGGCTGGACATACCACACGGGGATCTTGGCCTCGTGAGCCCAGGCGATCTCCTGGCGGATCCCGCGGGACTTCTCCCATCCCGGCAGCATCATCACGACGACGTGCTGGCAGGCCAGCAGCATGGCCCGGTCCCGCTCCATCCACTCGGCGTGGGTGAGCTTGGACCCGCCGACGGCCTCCATGCCGTAGGTGTCCGCGATCGGCGAGTAGACCGCCATGACCGTGGCCGCCTGGAGGGCCGAGGCCGCCCGGCAGGCGTCACGCCAAGCCGCTTCCTTCGTCGGGTACACCGTGAAGGGGGAGGCCATGTAGATCCGGTGGCCCGGGAACTTGGGCAGGGCGTCCCGCAGGACGGCGTTGTCGAAGCGGATCATCAGGCGTGCCCCTCGGGCTGCGCGTCGAGGATGGCCTCGCGGGCGCGCGAAACCTCCCCGTACGACCGGTGGTAGGTGATCGTCTGGAGCGAGCGCCCAGACAGGAATCCGGCCCCGTGGTGCCACGCATCCTGCGCGACCGGGGCCTGGTGCGATTCGGCCACCACCGCGCCGGCCTCGAAGCCGAGGAGGCGCTTGTGGTGGATGTGGAACCCGTGGGCGTAGCGGAACCGGGTCAGCCCCCAGTCCTCGGACCGGCGGGCGGCCATGACGCCCGGCAGGTCCTGGAGCTTCGTCTCGTGGCCGTGCGTCGCGGCCAGCATGACGCGGCCGAACCGGGCGTACCAGAACAGGCTCGGGTCCAGGTCGACGGCGACGCGCGGTTCGTTGCGGTACCAGGCGTAGAGGAAGTGGGCGATCGCGACGGCGCAGTGCTCGTCATGGTTGCCCTTCAGGATTCGGACCACGACCCGCTGGTGCCGGCGCAGCATGGCGTCGACCGTGCGGACCGTGAGGCGGCTCGCGACGTCGAACACCTTTGGGTAGCGCCCGTCCACGTCGAGCTGGTTGCCCGAGCGCGCCGTGCGGTTGTCCTGGTTGTCGGCGTGCATGAGGTCGCCGCCGCCCAGCACCACGCCGAGGTCCGAGGCCGGGGACCGCTCCACGACGTTCTCGACGGCGCGGCCGATGACCTCCTCGGCGATCTTCAGGTCCCAGTCCGTGCCGGTCTCGCGGCCCCAGGAGTGGGCCCCGATATGCCAGTCCGCGAGGGGCAGCAGGGTCAGCAGGTCGGCCGACGCGGCCGCCCGCGCCGGGATCGGCTCGTGGCGGGTCTGGTAGCCCTCGAACGCGCCCTTGATCGCCTCGACGACGTCGAGCGGATTCACGCCCTCGCGGGTCTTCACCCACTCCTGCGTGACCCGCCCGGATGCGTCCCGGAGCTGGGACACGCCCTTGACCACGTGGCCGGCCGGGATCTCGCCCTTGGCCCCGGGGGCCTTGGCCTGGGTCACGTATTCTCGGACGACCTCGCCCTCCTTGCCGTAGACCGCCGTGGTGCGTTTGATCGCGTACCCCGGCAGGACCGGCTCGGTGCCGAGAAGCCCCCGCTCGGAAGCGAAAGCCAGTTGGGTATCATTTACCCGCACGCCATCTGTGAGCTTCTTGAACCGCTCGCCGATCGAGGATCGGGCCATCCCGAGGGCCCTGGCGGCGGCCCCAACGTTGCCGGCGGACCGGACGGCGGCGAGGATCTCGGCATCGGTGACCTTGGCGGCGGGCATCAGGCGGCCTTCCGTGCGGGCTTGGACCAGGTCTCGCCGGCGGCCTTCATGCGGCGGCCCTCGTCGGCGACCCGGTGAATGAAGAGGCGGCCGATCCCGGTGTACCGGCGCAGGGCCACGCCCACGCCGTCGCGATCGACGAGGTCGGCGACCTTCCGGGGATCCACCTCGGTCAGGATCTCCGCGTAGCGGGTGGCTGGCTTGGCCATCAGAACCTCCAGACGGGCATGGGGCCCCAGACTTCCTTGGCGAGCTCGGCCCCGAGCATCGGGATCCCGGCGGCCATGGCCCACCACCAGACGGTGAGGCGGATCGGTGTCAGCGGATCCATGCGGGCTTCCCCTTGGCGGCGGGCGTCTCGACCCGGGGGGCCGGCCCCTCGGACGGCAGCGGATCGCGGGTCGGGCAGGTGAAGCCCGGGACGAGCTGGCCGCCCCCGAACGCCAGGGACAGGCAGACCCGCACGGCGATCGGGAGGGCGGCGGGCATCAGGTGCGCCTCCGCTGGACGGGGCGGTCGATCGTGGAGATCGCCAGGCGGCTGCCGACGGTGCGGATCGCCTCGGCGAGGTCCTCCGGCGAGTACCGGGGGGCGACCTTCTTTGTGGGCGACCTGGACCGCAGGAGCGCGATCTGGGCGCGGTAGAGGTCCTGGTCGACGACGGCGGTCATTTGCCCCGCTCCACGGAGAAGATTGCTCCGTCGAGGCGATCGAGCCGCTTCTCCACACGGTTCTCGAACCGCTCGATCCTGCTGCGGATCAGGTCGTTGTCCCGCTGCGCTCCGGTCAGGAGGCCGCTGACTTCCTGGCGGGGGACCACCGCGGTCTTCAGTTCGCGGATGTCCTCCTGCTGGCGCGCCATGGTGGCCGCGAGGGGGGCCTGCCAAGCGGTGCCGACGTAGGCCGTGAGCGTCACCATCAGGCCGACGAGCCCGAGGAGGAGCTGCCATTGAGGCTGCCCCGCCTTGTCGAGCTTCGAGCTGAGGCGGTCGACGGCGGTTACGACGTGGCCGATGGACTGCTCCAGCCCGTCGACGCGCTCGTCGAGCCGGGCGAGCCTCTCCTCGGTCCTGGGGGCGGTGGCGGTCACGAGAGCCTCACGGTCGGTACGCAGGCCGCAGGTGCCGTGGGCCGGATGACGGTGCCGTAGACGACCAGCGAGAGGCCGAGGGCGGCGAGGAGGACGGGGGCGAGGAAGCCGCGCTGGCGAGTCACGTCGGCGAGCTCGCGCCGGCGCCACTTGGCGCGGCGGTATTCGAGGTCGGCGATGAGGCGTTCGCGCTCGCGCAGCTGTTCGATCACGACGCGGGTGTCTCCGCGGCGGGGAGCTCGGCCGGGGCCACCGGCGGGGCCGGCTGCGGCTCGGACAGGCAGGCCCGGACGGTGTCGAGCTTGCGCCGGCAGTCCTCGCCGGCCTGCGCCAGGTCGACGACGTAGGGGGCCACGGCCTTCATCTTGGCCGTCGGGGCGGGCGGGGCCGGCTCGGGCGAGCAGGACAGGAGGCTCGGGGCGATCGCCGGGCGCACGAACTGGACGCGGTCGACGTAGACCGTGTCCGTCTGGCAGCCGGCGAGGCAGGCCCCGAGGGCGATGAGGGCGGCGAGGCGGATCACTTGCGCTTCCTCGTGTGCTTGGCGCCGAGGGACTCCAGCGCGGCCCGCAGGCTCGCCGGCTGCCCCGCGTCGTCGCCGAGCGGCTCGCCGCGCAGCACCCGGTGGACGGAGTCGTTGACCAGGGGGGCGGACTCGCCGGGCTTGGCCGCCAGCTCCCTGCGGAGGTCGGCGAGCTCGGCCTGGGCGGCGAGGCGGCCCTGCTCGGCGGCCTGGCGGGCAAGCTCGAACCGGTCGGCGTCGTCGCGGGAACGCTCGGCGTCGGCGGCGTAGGCGAGCGCCTGCGCCTCGTTGTCGGCCGCGAGCTGCTTCGCGGTCTTGGCGTTGACCTGCGCGGTGGCCGCGACGTGTTTGGTCTCGTCCTCGGCGCGGTTGGCCCGCTCGACGGCGACCGAGGCCTCGGACCGGTCGTACCGGATTCCCGCGCCGAAGATGGCCGCCAAGACCGCGAACAGCACGAAGCCGCCCGAGAAGTAGCAACCGACCGGCCCGAGGGCGACCTTGATGAAGGCGCCCATGGTCAGGCCTCCTTCTTGAGGAAGGCGGCGTACAGGACGACGGCCCCGGCAGCTTGCGAGACGGTCGTGCAGATCGCGTTGAGGAGCCCCGGTGCCGGCCCGCACGCCAGGGAGATCAGGAAGGCCGCCACCGACACGCGGAGGGCACGATCGATGAGGGTGCGGTCGCCAGACCCGAAGAGCATCCAGCCGGCGATGCAGATCAGCGCGGCGATCTGGGAGTAGTCCATCACGAGTGCACTCCGGCGAGGGCGGCCGGGAGGGCCACCAGGTGGGAGGGGGCCGACGGCAGCTCGTCGTGGAAGGCGAACGGGTCGGACGGGTCGAGCTTGAGGGGCTCCGGGGCCGGGGCAACGGGATCCGGCTCAGGCGCGTCTGCAACCGGGGCCGCCTCCGTGGCAAGTACGGTTTCGGCGACCTGCGGGGCGACCTCCGCGGCCGGCTCGACCGCCGCCGGCTGGATCTTCAAGCCGGCTGGAACCTCGACGATGGTCGCCTGGGGCTCGTCAGCCGCCGGGATCGTGGCGGGCGCCACGAACGCCGCCGGGTGCGCGTCGAGGGCGTCGGCGAGTTGCTTGGCCTTGCGGGTCGCCCACCACCGGTAGGCGAAGCCGCCGGCCGCCGCGAGGCCGCCCACGGCCGTGACCACGCCGACGAACGTCCCCACCGACGGCAAGGTGTTGGCCAGCGGGTTGAGGGCCGTGGTGACCTGGTCGACGAGGGTGGCGAACACGCCGCCGCCGGTGACCGCGTCGGCGACCGCCGGGGACGGTGCGGACTTGGCATCCGAGATGTGCGCCCGGACGTCCATGCCGGCGAAGTAGGTCGGCTGGTTCGCGTAGGCGCCGGCGACGTGCTCAATGGCGAGCTTCTGGAGCTGGTCGACGCGCGAGTACCAGCCGCGGCCGTAGCGGCGGAAGCGCTTGAGTGCCGCCAGGAAGGCCTTGCGCCGCGCCAGGGTGTCTACGATCAGCTGCTCCTGATCCGGATAGGCCCGGATCGCGGCAACCGTGGCGGCGCCCATGACGCCGTCGACCCGGACGGTGCCGAGTGCGCGCTGGACCCACTTGATCGACTGGACGGGGCCCGAGTGGACCGAGCCGTCGAACAGGACGAAGTCGATGCCGGACGGCAGGTCGTCGCCGCGCACCTTGTCCCAATACTGGGTGTCGTAGATCGCGCTCCGCTCGGCCGGGGCGATGGCGAACACGTCGCACAGCGGCAGGCCGTGGCTGAGGCGCCAGCCGTCGTAGACGTGCTGGGTCACCCCGTAGGCGGTGCGGCCGCCGGGATCCTTCGGATCGTCGACCTTCCCGCCCTCGAAGACGAGGACCTTCGCGAGGGCAAGCTCGAAATCGGTCTTCATTGCGGCCTCTGCGAAACGGGGGGCGTGAAGTGCGGGTAGCCGGCGACGATCCGGGCGGCGTCCTCGGTCGAGAGGAGCCGGGTCACGGGACCGGCCGACGGGACCGGCACGGGATTGAAGGGGGCCTGCCGGCGGCGCGCGGCGAGTTTTCGGTCGCTCAGGGCGCCGAGCGCGAGGAGGGCCAGCAGGCCGAGGGCGGAGAGGGCGCGCATCAGTCGTGCGCCCTGATGTGGGCCTCGTTCAGGGCCCGGAGCCTGTCCCGGGCCGAACGGAGAAGGGCGAGCCTGGCGCGCTGGTAGGCGCCGGCGAAGTTCTCGGTGGCCGTGAAGGTCTCGATGACCTCGGCCGCCATGAACATCATGTAGAGTCGATCGCCATCGACCTGTGCGGCGTGGACGGTGGCGACGAGGGTGCACTTGCCGCCCTCGCCGAACCGGGGCTCCTCCTCGCGGATCTGGCCTAGGCTGAAATCGAGGCGCATCAGGACGCGAGCCTCCCGTTGTGCGGGGGCTCGAAGGCCATCGCGAGGTAGGGGTCGACCCGCAGGCCGGAGCAGAACACCAGGAGGCGGCGCAGGGTCAGCGCCTCATGTTTGCCCTAGCGAATCGAGGATACGTCGAGGCGGGTGTGCTTGGCCCTTACCTCGCTGTCGCCGATGGCGACGCGGATCTGCTCGTTGGTCCGATGGCGGGCCTTCAGCTCGCACCGGAGGGCGTAGACGAGCCTCCGGCACATCTCGCCCTCGTGGGGCGTCATGCGGTACTTGCCGCGCGCTCCACGGCCCAGCTTGGGCGGGGCGGCAGAATCAACGTCGATGTGCGGATCCAGTTCCATGTCAAGGATGGAACCGTTGCACTAGGATTCGCGCAAGCGGGCGCCCCCCGGATTAGTCCGGCCTATGTCGCTTTGTCCCAAATCGAGGGGGCATTCGAAGGTGGACTAGGCCGCCGGCCTACCGGCCCGCCAAGTCCACAGGCTACCGTTTGTATGTGTCGTCCCCGGGTGGCAGCATCATGCCCAATACCCGCGCGCACGGATTCGTCCGGACGAAAGACGGGGTCTTCGCAGTGCCCTTGAAACACCACTGAACCCCGAATCCACTCTGGCAGGGATCCATGATCGACAAAGCCGATCCTTTCGTCGTCGCTATCCAGACAACCTTCCAGGACCGCTTCCCGGGTGCGACCATCGCCCCCCAGGAGGACGAGCGCGTCGTCGAGAGGCGGCTGCAGGACCTGCCCGTCGCCCGGGCGCCATGGTCGTCCTCGGCGCTCCGGGTCCACCGCCTCGGCTGGACCGTCTTCCCCCAGACCCGCGACGAGCGCCGCGCGCCCGGTAGCCCCTACGGCCACATGGTCAGGCACGGCGTCTGGCAGGAGCGCAAGCAGACGCTGACCGACGTCGCGGACATGCTCGGGGATTCGCGGATCGCCAACCACAACGTGGCGATCGCGCTGGGCGAGATCCCCGGGGTCTTCGTCCTCGACCTCGACATCACGGACCCCGCGATCTCGGGGGCCCTTCCTCACCTTCGCGCTGCGCCGCCTCGGACAGGGATTCGTGCGCAGCTACTGGCAGAACTCGGGCAAGCTCGGCCTGATCTACAGGATGGATCCGGGCGACCCGATCCGAGAGAGCCGCCGCCTGCCGGTCCTCGATCCCGACGGAGGGGCGACGAAGCACGTCGTCGAGGTCCTGGCCAAGGGCAAGGCCTACACCATCCTCGGGACCCACTACCGCGCCGGCTCGGTCTTCCGGTACCGCAACATCACCCCGGCGGCCAACGGCCCCGAATACGCCGCGATGGTCTCGGCCGCGCAGCTCCAGGCCTTCCTGGAGGACGCGGCGCAGGAGGTCTGCCTCCTCGGGGCGCTCAAGCGCTACGGCGGCCGCGACGTCGTGTTCCACGAGGGCGCCATCGAGGCCCTCGTGGTCGAGGCCGGCAACCTGGTGGTGCCCGGTAGCGTCACCCAGGTCCGGAACGTGACCTTCAATGCGGAGGGCAAGGTCGTCGACGGCCGCGAGGCCTTCCTGACGAGCCGCGCCTTCGCCTACTGCATCAGGAATCCCGGTCTGGCCGCGACCCCGCAGGGACGCCACGCGCTCGCCGGGCGCCTCGCGCAGGAGGCCCACGATCGCTGGGACGGCCTTGGCGACCACCATCGCACCTGGCACGGCGGCCACGGCGACACGGACGTCCTGTGCTGCGCGCGGGCCCGCATCGAGTCCGCGGCTCGCACCGCCGCGAACCGCCCCGATTTCGTCCAGCGGGTCGGCCGGGACGAGACCGGTCGCCTGTCCCTGGTCCAGCGGGCCGCGATCGCGGCCCCGAAGGACGTGGGCGACCTGGCGTGGCTGACCGACGACGAGAAGTCCTCGGTCCTGCTGCGCGGGGTGTCGGTGGACGGGCAGGCCGAGAAGCGGCTCGCCCGGGCGATCGTCACCGACCAGCGGATCCGCGACCGCGAGCAGGAACGGGTGTCCGCCACGAACCGCATGGCGATCGACCGATTCGTCGGCCAGACCCGCGAGCGCCACGCCGACCCGTCGGCCGACGTCCCCGCCGTCATCCTGCTCAAGGCCCCGACCGGCGCCGGCAAGACCTCGCTGGCCGTCGAGGTGATCGCCGAGGACGTCGCGCGCCATGGCGCCTGCGGGCCGCGCCTGTTCCTCCTGCCCTCCTACAACAACATCGACGAGGTCGAGCGCCGGGCCCGCAAGGGGCGCAAGGCGGCCCCGGGCGCCGATTACGCCGCCATGGCCCAGGCCGCCGCCAACGAGGCGCGGCGCCACGGCCTGAAGGTCGAGGTCCTCACGGGCAAGGAGCGCGGCGGCTGCAGGATGGCGGCGCAGCTGTCCTTCCTGCGGGCGCAGGGCCAGCCGGCCTCAGCCCTGTGCCACCACAAGGAGCGCCTCCACGTCCCGCTCGCCGACAAGGACGCCGACCCGGTCTACGACGAGACCTGGTGCACCCACCATCCGGACGCCGGCGGCGATTGCCCGGTGATCCTCGCCCGCCGCCGGCTCGCCGACGCCGACCTGATCTTCGCACCGACCGTGTTCCTGACGAACCAGCTCCCCGAGGGTCTCGCGAAGGTCGTCACCGGTCTGGTGGTCGACGAGCGCTGCGCCTTCGAGATGATCCGGTACGCGGTCATGCCCCTGTCCGCCTTGGACCCGGGCAACAGGGGCGCGCCCATCCTGACGGCGAAGGAGAAGGCGGAGGGCGTCGACGCCGAGGGCATGGCGATCGAGCGCGACCACGTCGCCATCGAGGCCCGGCGCATCCTCCTGGCTGGGGGCGACGTCGCGCAGGCGTTCCACGGGGACGAGAAGCTGTCCGGGATGGTCGAGTCGGCGATCACGGTGTGCGGCCGCGGCCAGCGGTCGACCGGGATCAAGCCGAACGTCACGGTCGAGCAGCTCAAGGAGATCTTCACCGTGCCGGAGCGGGCCGGGATCCGCGAGGAGCACCGGTTCTGGAGCCTTGTCCGCGACAGGATCCAGGCCCTGCGGGACGACGCCCGCGGCCGCGAGCTCGTCGAGGCGAAGCTCCTGCCGGCCGAGGGGCGGACCTGGCGCGCCAAGGGGGCCCGTGACCACCGGGTGCAGATCCTCGACAAGGACGCCGTGGCGGGGATCGACGATCATGTGGTCCGCCTGTCCTGGATGGACGAGCCGAATTTGAAGGGCCATCCCACGCTGCTCCTGGATGCCTCCGCCGATCCGGAGATCATCGGCAAGTGCTGGAGCGGGCGCCCCGTCGAGGAGATCCGGGTCGACGCCTACCTCCACATGCGCACCGTGGTCTGCCTCGACGGCGAGTACGCCTCGACCGGCCTGGACGTCGGGCTGGCGCGCGACGACGAGAGGGCCGGGCGCATCGCCCACCAGATCGATCGGGTCCGACGGGTCGAGACGGCGCTGGCCGGCATCTACGGCGCGGGGCGCATCGCCACCTTCGCGGCCAAGCGCGTGCGGCGGGCCATGAGGCTGGCGCACGGCGAGGGCGAGAACGTCGATCAGGGCCATTTCGGCGCGGTCCGCGGCCTCGACTTCGCGAAGGACCACAAGGCGATTCTGACCGTGGGGCGCCTCGAATTCCCGAGCTGGGTCTACGACGCATGGGCGGCGGCCCTGACCTACGACGACGACGTGCCCGAGGAGCCGTTCGACCGGTGGGGCAACGGCCTGGCGACCGAGGGTGGCAAGATCGAGATGCCGACCGTGAAGCGGACCCTCCCGCTGCGCGACGGCCGGGACCTGACCTACGATGTCCGGGAGCTGCCGGGACGTTGGGGAAGGGCCGTCCAAAAGCAGATGCGGGAGGAGGAGCTGCTGCAATGCGCGGGGCGCCTGCGCCCGGTCTACCGCGACGGCGAGCCCCCGGTCTGGGTGGCCATGTCGAGCATCGTCCCCGAGGGGATCGTGGTCGACGCCGTGACGACGGGGGCGACCCTCGCCGACCTCAAGGGCGCCGCGAAGGTGCACGAGGCGGTCCGCCGCGTCGGCATCCTCGACAAGGACCTGATCCGGAACGCGGCCCCGGACCTCGCCGGCGACCTGTCGCGGGCCCTTGGCCTGTCCGGCATCGCCCTGGAGGGGAACCGGGCAGCGGCCGGCCTGGGCCTCGACCTGTACAGCGTGACGGTCGACGGGGAGACCCGGGAGATCTACGTCCCGGCGTCGTCGCCCGATCCGATCTCGACGGCGGTGGAGGCCTACGATCGGGCGGGCAAGCGCGTCGCCTCGATCCGGCTGGTGGCCAAGGGCGCGACCCCGGTCCCGTCGCAGCGGCGGGCCCCCGACGGTATCGACGAGGAGATCGGCCACCGGGACGAGCGGCGGGCGGCCGAGGACGCGGCGCGGGCCGCGGCGAGGGCCCTGTCGCCGGCGGAGCTCTCCCAGGACCCGGCGGAGATCTTCGCGAATTGCCCGCCCGAGCGGCTCCCCCCGAGGAAGCCGGTCTACCGGGACATCGGCACCGACGTGGTCCTGATCGGGGCCGGCTTCACGCCCGAGAAGGCGAACGAGATCGGCCGGCGCGAGGCCGCCGCGCGCGCGGAGCTTCGAGCGCGGCCACGGTCCCGGCCAGGTCCAGATCCTGTCCGAGCAGGGTCTCGGCCAGCCTGACCCGGCGGCGGCGGGCCCTCTCCTCCAGAGGGAGCCTGCCGCGGGATTGCCTCTGCCTCGGCTGCGCGGCCATCCGCGCGACGACGACCTTCACCGCCGTGGCCTCGCCACGGCGGTTGCGCAATAGCGCGCCGTCCCACCGGATTCCCGCCGTCGCCAGGTCCGTCGCGACGGCCTTGACCACGGAGGCCTCCAGGACCGCCGGCCAAGGCGCGTCGTGGACGCCCAGCGCCATGGGGGCCTGTTCGATGGGGATGTCCATGGCCAGGGCCCCCGTGCGGGTCCCATGGGCATTCCAGGCCTCGGGCAGCCTCTCCGGTGCGGCGAGCCAGGCGCAGGCCCGGAGGTAGGCCAAAGGGGCGTAGCGCCCCCTCATCCGCGAGACGGCCTCGCTGTCCCACCAGACGACCTCGTTCGACGAATCGGTGCCCGCGTCGCCGTAGACGTGGGCGGCGTAGGCGAGCCGGGCCTCCACGAGGACCTTGGTCGACATCGAGGACAGGGTCCTCCACCCCGAGTAACCTGTGGTCCGCATGAGGTCCGGGACCGGTGCCCAGCCGGCCACGCAGGCCTTCAGCTGGGCGGCCCGGGACAGGGCCCCGAACATCTCGGGCCCCGACATGCAGAGGTCCTCGCGCAGGGCGGGCCACGAGAGGTGGATCGCCTCCATCTGGCTGCCGGCGCCGGCGAGCTCGTCGAAGGCGAGGCGGTCGCAGCGGCGCGCGAAGGCCTCCTCGGGATCGTCGGCGATCGCCGCGAAGCGGGATAGGACGCCGAGCAACAGGTGCACGGCGCCGGAGGTCACGTCGCGGCTGCCGCGGGGGCCTATCGGGAGGGCGAGACGGGTCGCGATCTCGCGGGAAATCGGGAGGATCCTAGGCATGGATCCATGAAACACCCCGGGAACGATAACATCAAACGCTGGAACAACGACTTACCCGGATCGGCTCACCAATTTGAGGGGGGACTATAGGGGGGAGCCATATCCTATGGAGATATCAGGGGGGTCCTAGGGGTTTCCAGGGCTACCGTCGCGCCGCGCAAGCGCGACGCTCCGTCCGCGAAAGCCGAGCTAGCCGTGGGAAGGGTTGTCGTAGGGCGCTTCGCGCTGAAGGAATAGGGGCAGGTGGCCGACGGCCCCGCCGACGCCCCCGGGAACCCCGGATTCCTGCCCGCCTGGGCCGGTCGATGGGTTCGGCGCTGTCCTGGGACCTCCGGGCCGCAAGACGCGGCTGTACGGGGCGCTAATGCGGTCGGGCCGGATTTGAGGTTTTCATCCCCGGGGCGGATCCTGCGTATCGACACGGAGGATTACCCATGGCCGAGGACCTGCTGCCCCTGACCAAGGCCGAGCGCGACGCCAAGGCGGCGCGTGCCGGTGCCCTGCGCTGCGCCAAGTGGCGCCGGCGCGTGAAGGAGCGGTCCGCCGTGGACGAGGCGCTGGTCGACGCCTTTCTCGCACTGCACCGGGAGCGCCGGCAGGGGACCGAGACCGCGCCGATCACCCTGGGGGACGTGATGCGCCGGGGCCGCAGCCGGCTCGTGGCCTTCGGCGCGGATCCCACCGCCGCGGTCGCGGCCATCGCCCGTCGCCTTCAACCGGAAAATCCGATCGCCGCGGCCTCGGATCAGCTTGACGGCGTTTGCGGTAATCGTTCCGGGGCCCTAAACTGATTCGTACCAGACCTTGGACTGTCGGTCGTTCGCGAGCGTGGTGTCTTCGGCTTGGGCAATGCGAAACTGGCCCGTCGTCGAGTCATCAGGCTCCGACGGGCCGCCTTTTCGTGAGAGGCGGCCATGCCCGGTTTCAACGTCAAGCTCGACCTGGAGAAGGCGGTCAGGGATGCCGCCGAGGCCTTCGAGACCCTGGGGTCCGGCGGGGCCTTCGCCCGCGCCGTGGCGTACTCCCTGAACGGCGTCGTCATGGACGGCGTGGGCCGCTTCCGCGATCACATGCCCCAGATCTGGAAGTACGCGAACGCCTTCACCAAGCGCGGCCTCTGGTACGACATCGACCCGAACCTCCTCGACCGGATCCAGAACGCCGGCGAGGCATCGGCCTCGGTCCTCATCCTGCCCCAGCAATCGATCTGGCTGAAGTACAGCTTCGGTGAGGGCCCCAACGTCCGCGAGCCCGGCGACGTCGGCATCGAGGCGTGGTTCGGCGACCAGACGACGGTGAAGATCCCGGTCGTCCAGAACATCCAGCACACGGTCGGCGGCCACATCCTGCCGGGCGGAAAGCTCGCCCCGGAAGACGCGCGGCGGATCGCCCAGCTCGCCGCGGCCGGCTACTCGCGTAACACCAGCATGTCGACGCGCGGCTCGGCGAGCTGGGGGGCCTTCGAGCTCAAGGACGGCGACCCGCAGGCGAATCGGTCGTTCTATCGCGGCCCCGGCATCTACGCCCGCCCGCCCCGCGGCCGCGCGGACCAGGCGCGCAAGCGGACCGTCAAGGCGATGAAGGAGGGGCGGCGCGGCAAGCCCACGACCCAGTTCCAGGACGCGTCCGGCCGCAACCGCACCGTGCCGAAGGTGGTCAACCTGGACACTCCGAGGTTGCTGTTCCTCAGCAAGCCGGACGCCACATACGAATCCGTCGCGACCCCGTCCTGGGACGCGGACATGAAGGCGGCGGCCGAGACCATGTCCGATCGGATGATGGTGGAGCTGGCCAAGCAGATCGACCACGCGCTGGGGAAGATCCGATGACCATGCGATCCGCCGTGGACAGGATCCCGGACCCGATCTACCCGGCCACGCCGATGATCGTCGAGCACACCACCCTCGATGAGCTCTCCCGCGTGTTCCTCGCGCACGTCCGCGCCGCTGGCCTGTTGGAGTCGAGCGAGACGGTCCGGGCTGCCCATGGCGAGCTCATGGAGATCGCCACCCTGACGAAGCTCTCCACGTGGGGCGAGGTCCTCCGCCTGGACGGCGCGGAGATCCTGCTCGCCCGGGCGCTCCAGGACCTGGGGATCGCCGGGGTGAGCCTGCCCGACGACCGCGTGCTCCACTGAAACGGCGCGACCGCGACGACGACTTCGTGCAGGTCACCCTGCTGCTCGCCCTCGCGGTCGTTGTGGTGCTGATGGTGGCGATGGTCCGCCAGGCGCACGCGGATGTGGGCCCCGATCAGGGCCCAACCGTCACTCGTCCCGGATCCCCAGGAGCTTCTTGAGCCCGGACTGAATCTCGACCGTGGCCGTGGTGCTGCCGCGGTCGAATCCAGATTTCCACGCGCCGATCGCGATCTCGACCTCTCGCCTGCTGGCATTGGGCGGCATGACGACCAAAGGTCGGGAATGGTATATGAGGGCCTCTTTGTCGTAGACCGCGACGCAGGCGACCCGCTCCGCGATCGTCGATCCCGACCTGATCACCGCCCAGATCTTGAAGCCCGGAATATCGCCGATCTCGCGCACCGCGGCGCGGATCATGCCGTGTTCCTGGGTCTTTGCGAGCTCCTTGCGGTAATGCTCGATCGTGGTCGGAATCCGCGCGCGCCGCGCGCGTCGAGGTCTCGGTGTGGGGCTGGGGCCGGTTCGGGGAATGCTGGCTGATCGGCCACTTCGTCCTCGACCAGCACATCCCGTTCTCGCCCCAGAGCCGGTCCGCGCTGAAGGCCATCATCAAGCGACCGTGGCGGAAGCGGAGCGGGAAGGTCCTCCACTCGGGGGCGGCCTTCTTCGACGCCGGCGACGGCAACATGATCAACGAGGTCATCGACTTCTGCGCCGACCCGGACCTCGCCCGCTGGAACGTCTTCCCGGTGCGCGGCGCGCCCGAAATGACCGGCAAGCGCAAGCCGGTGCTGGGCGAGCGGGACGGCCTGACCAAGGACGGTAAGAAGTTCCTCTGGATCGGCACCCAGGGCGTGAAGGACACCCTCGACCGGTCCCTGCGCACGAGCGAGCCGGGACCGGGATTCGTGCATTTCCCGCACGCGATGGCCGAGAACCCGGTGCTCGCCCGCTATTTCGATGACATGCTGGCGGAGGCCCCGAAGAAGGACCCCCGCACCGGCCTGTACCACTGGGTACGCAAGAGCACGGTGTTCACCGGCGAGGCGTGGGACTGCTTCGTCTACGCCTACGCCGCCCTGGAATGGGTCAAGCGCCGGTACCCGAGCGTCGCGCTGGAGCTGATCCGCAGGACACCCGAGGACGCGCCGCCGCGGCTGCGCTACGATGGCCGGGACCTCTCGGCCATGTCCGACCTCAGCCAGGAGCTCGGCATCATCTCGCGCCCCGGACAGGCCCTGGAGCATCGCCAGCCGATCATGCCGCGCCCCGCGGCGCCGGTCGCGCCCCGGCCCGCGGCGCCTCGCCCCATGATCTCGACGCGCAGCACCTTCGGCGGGGCGCGCTAGGCGCTTTGCCCGTGGCATTGGCCCGCGCGAGGGGCGGCAATGGGGCTCTCCGCGGAGTTGCCCTGTGCCAATCCCCTACGGCTACACGCGAGGCAACACGGCTGCCCGCATCGCCTACCTCAAGGAATCGATCGAGGCGATCGAGGACGGCTATACGGCCGGCTCCGACGTCATCGAGTACCCGAACGCGGGCCGCCTTGAGCAGCTGAAGCGCGCCGATGCCGAGGGCCGGCTGCGCCAGCTCTACACGCAGTACGCCAAGCTCATCGGCGACAAGGACCTGCTCGCCGAGGTCCAGACCGGTCCCCGATTCGTTCGGGTCGTCGGGACCCCGAACTACGTCCCCGGCTTCTATAGCCCATTCGGGTTCGGCTGGGGGCGGTGCCGCTGATGGCCCGTCGCCAGGCCCCCCGCAGCGCGGCTCCCGCGCCCGTCGACACCAAGAAGTCGATGATCACCCGGGCGGTGGACACCCTGTTCAAGGGGGCCCGCCAGGGGATCGCGCAGGCGCGCGCCAGCTTCCCTTGGGCCGGCCGCTACGCCACGCCCGTCGAGGCGCTCGACCCCAAGTTCAAGATGCCGGCGGTCGGCTCGATGGGGCCGCTGGAGAACGCCCGCTACGCCCGCCAGACCATCAACCTGGCGCGCCACGCCTACAAGAACGATGCGAACATCGCGCGCGGCTTGGCGCTGGTCCTGTCCACGATCATCGGGACGGGGCCCCTACCGACCTCGAAGTTCCCGGAGCTGCAGCGGATCATCCGCCAGCACCTGCCCGACATCCACAACCGCGGATCCATGTCGTGGGGCGGCCTCATGCTGGCCGCCGCCACCATGGAGAAGGTGGACGGAGAGGCGTTCTTCCAGGTCCGGCCGCGCGCCCTCTCGGACGGCCTGACGCTCCCGTTCCAGCTGGAGCTGATCGAGGCCGAGCAGGTCGACCACACCAAGACCCTGATCGGCGAGAACGGCAACCGGATCTTCACCGGCATCGAGGTGAACGGGATCGACGTCCCGACGGCCTACTGGAAGTATCCGGTCCACCCACTCGACGGCATGGCGCTCTCGCTGAACGGCGGCGCCAACATCCCGACCCCGGTCCCGGCGAGCAAGATCTTCCACCTCAGGAAGCCGGTCCGTCCGAACTCGATGCGCGGCGACTCGGCGCTCGCGCCGGTGCTGGTGCGGCTGTTCCAGCTGCACAATTACGAGTTCGCAGAGGCGACCCGCAAGCACGTCTCGACCCTCGTCACGGGCTGGATCACCCGCCCCGCCGGCGAGGAGGGACAGGCCTGGCCGGGCGAGTACCAGAACCCGGATGCTGCTGCGATCGCCGCCTCGCAGCAGGCCGCCAAGAGCGAGATCCAGCTTGAGGCCGGCATCCTCACCGAGCTTCCGGCCGGCACCGAGATCAAGTGGAACAACCCGCCGGACACGGGCCAGAGCTACGAGCCCTACGTCCGGTTCGCCCTCCAGTACATCGCCGCCGCCGTCGGCGCGACCTACGAGGATTTCACGGGCGACTGGAGGGGCACCACCGACCGCACCTGGCGCGCCGCGCAGGTCGCCCTGCGCCAGTTCGCCGACACCGAACGCGACCGGATCGAGACGCAGCTCCTGCGCCCGCTCTACCGCATGATGGTGGACATGGTGGTGTCCCTGAAGCTGTGGACGCCCCCGGCCGGCACCAAGGACTGGGAGCTCTACGAGCACCGCTGGCGCTGGGTCGCCGCCAAAAACCCGAACCAGTACCAGGAGGGCAACGCCCTCCTGCTTCAGGTCCAGGCTGGCCTCATGTCGCGCGACGCGGCGATCGAGGCGATGGGCGAGGATCCGGTCGAGGTCGACGCGCAGAACGCGGAGTCGAAGGCGCGCTCCGAGGCGATGAATCTCTACTACTCGGCCTTCCTGCCGCCGCCCCCCGGCGGCGCGGCGGGCCTCGGTCCCTTCCTCACCGGCATCATCGGCGGGATCGTCGAGGCGCAGGTCAAGGAGCGCCTGGAGCAGCAGCTCAAGGACGTCGGCGGCACGGCCATGCCGAATCCCGAGCCCGAAAACCCCGACACGCCCGGGTCGCCGACCGCGACCCGGTCCCGATCCGCCTCGACGGCGTCCTGATCGACACCACCCCGGACGGCTATCCGCTCCGGGCGGTGGTCCGCGAGGAGACCGTCCAGGAAGAGGTCGCCAAGCGGATCGACTGGGTGACCAAGACGGTGGTGACCTACGCGGTCGCGGACCTGCCAAGGGCCCCGAAGCGCGGCGACCACGTGTTCCTCGACGGCGTCGAGCTGGCGGTGGCGATCGCGTTCGAATACCGCGCCGGCAACGTCGACTGCTACCTCGCCGCGACCAGGAACGGCTGATCCGCCCGGTCGCTTTGCCCGTGGCATTGGCCCGCCCCGGAGGGGACGCTCGCTCCATCGAGGAGTGAGATCCCCTTGCACGACCGGCAGGCGATCAGGAATGCGGTGGCGGACCGCCTGCGCTCGCAGGTGGGTTCGCTCGTGCCCGGCGGCATCCATGCCGGCCGGGCGGCGGGCATCGTCGCCGACGGCGAGCTCGCCGCGATCTTCGTCGACGTGATGCGGTCGAAGGGCGAGCTCTTCTCCGAGCAGGCCAGCTCGCTGCTCCGCAGCTACTTCGTCCACGTCATCATCGTCGGGGACGGCCCCGAGCCGGACCTCGCCGATCCCGGCGAGCCGTCCTGCTGCGACGCGCTCGACGACCTCGCGGTCGCCGTCGAGGGCGCCCTGAAGCGCAACGACGTGCTCGGGCCCCGGCCGGTCCTCGGGCTGCGCCCGGCCGAATTCGGATTCGTCGACGACACCCTGACCGCCCTGCCGGGCGGCAAGGGCGCGATCGCCCACCTCACCCTCCGCTTCATCATCACGCTCGTCCAGGAGGACGGCGCACCCGTCAGGAGCTGACCATGCCCGCCGTTTTCCGCGCAGCATCCGCGAACCTCAAGAAGCTTCTCTCCGGCCAGGCGCTGTTCCAGCCCCAGGGCCAGAACGCCGCCCGCAACCTCGGCGACTGCGAATTCCAGCGCAACGTCAAGACCGAGCACGTCGACCTGACCTCGAACGAGGTGCCGGAGAAGCCGATCCTGGCCCGCGTCACCACCTCGGTGAACGAGGACTTCAAGCTCACCTGCATGAGCTTCGGCCCCGTCGTCCAGGCCCTGTCGTACATGGCCCCCGTCGGCGAGACCTATACCCAGGCCGCGGTCAACGCCGGCGTGGTCAACATCCCGGCCACCGCGAAGTCCGGCGACATCTTCGACTGCGTGGATCCGAACACGGGCGCCAAGGTCTACGGCGTGATCTTCACGAACGTCGACTACAGCCACTACAACTACGACCCGCTGTCCGGCCGCGTCGAGGTCCTCGTGTCCCCGGGTGCCGCGGACCAGGTCGACTTCACGGCCCCCGCCGTCACGGCCGACATGGGCCGCGCCTTCTTCCGCGTGCTCCAGTTTCGCGAGATCCGCGGCAAGCTGATCATCCGCGAGAACAACCTCTGGGGTCCGAACCAGGACCACGTCTACCCGCTCGTGTCGTTCCGGATGAACGGTTCGCAGAACCTCATCGACAACGGCAAGGAGCCGACCAAGGTCGAGATCGACGGCCTCATCGAGTTCGACGTCACGCAGCCCGTCGGCAAGGAGCGCGGCTACGTCGTCGACCTGCCGACCGCCTGACCGAATCCGGGGGTGGCGCAGGCCGCCCCCTCACGCCTTCATCCACCGTAGCGGAGGGGAACCGCTTCCATGTCCGACAAGCTCACCAAGGCCCAGGCCGAAGACCTGTATTCGTACGTCGACGAGCTCGACTACGAGCCCTTCGAACTCATGCCCGCCCGGGGCGACCAGCCCGCCAAGGTGGTCCAGTTCCGCGGCGCCACCGCCGGCGAATATTTCCAGGGCATCGTCAAGCGGTTCCCGGTCGTCGAGGCCGAGTACGTCGACGGCATCAAGCTCGGCGTGAGCCAGGCCAAGGCCGCCGCCGAGAAGGAGGCGCGCGAGATCGCCGCCGGCCGCGGCAAGATCGGGTACCGGCCCCCGGCCGACCCGGTGGCCCCGGAGTCCGGTCTCATGCAGTTCGACCTCGTGGCGTTCGCCGAGAGGGAGATCGCCCACGGCGTCGAGGTGAAGGCCGCCCTCATCGCGATCTGCGTCGACCGGGCCGGCGACCGCGCCTTCGAGGCGCACATCGTCAAGCACCCGCGCTTCGCCGCGTTCGCCGGGGCCTGCGACCGCAAGACGAAGGGGGCGCGCCCTTTGGATTTTTCCGGCGCCGTGACGGAGATCTTCCTGGGCGAGATGGGTCCGGTGAGCCCCGACGACGAGCCGACGGAGACGACTTCGGCCTCGACCGAAACCTCCTCGTCGCAATCGTAAAGGCCGTCAGGCTCCTGAAGATCCTCGGCTACGCCGGGGATCCCTGGAAGCTGACGATCAACAAGCTGTTCTTCGACCTGATGCTCCTCCGGGAGGACCGGAGGCGGGAGAGGGTCAGCGACACGGTCGCGATGCGGTGGGCGACCCTGGAGGGGGTCAAGCCGGAAGAGTTCCAGGAATTCCTGGACACCATGCCCTGATAGGAGTCCCCGCCGGTGGCGATGCGCCGCGAGATAGCCGACCTGAGGACGACCTTCTCGGTCGGCGGCGTGGGGGACGTCGTCGCCGGCGCGAAGGCGGCCGTCGCCGGCATCCTGTCGATGGTCGATGCGCAGGGGAAGCTCGGGCGCTCCGCGTCCGGCGTCGCCGCTGCGCAGGCCGCGGCCCAGGCCGAGATCGAGCGCTCCGCCCGCGCCGCCGAGGCCGCCCGGGGCCGCCTGGACAAGGCCCGCGTCTTCAACGAGCAGGTGGTCAAGGTCGGTCGCCAGGCCGAGTCCGAGGCCGCCTCCCGCGGCGCCGCGCGCGTCGCGCAGGTTCGCGAGGAAGGCCCCGCCCGCCTGCAGGCGTTCCGCGAGGCGATCAAGAAGGCCCGCGAGGAGCGCGGCGCCGTCGCCCGGGCCACCGCCACCTTCCTGCGCGAGACCGAGGCGCTGAAGCGCAACCCCACGGTCTTCGCAGCCCGCGAGAAGGCCCGCGCCGACGAGCAGGCCTCGATCGAGGCGGTCAAGTTCGCCGAGGAGGCCTACTGGAAGGAGAAGGAGATCCAGCGCCGGCGGGTCGAGGACGCCAAGCGCGCCGCGGCCGACCGGGTCAGGATCGTCAAGGACCAGACCGCCACCGACGCGGCCGAGGGCAAGCGCCGCCTCCAGGACGAGGAGCGGGCCGAGAAGGCGCGCGTCGCCCGCGAGGCGGTGTCCGCCAAGTCCCAGATCGACGCCCTGAACCGGGTCGAGCAGGCCCGGACCCGCGCCGACGCCATGGGCCGCGATAACGGCGACGTGGGCCGGTTCGACCGCAACGTCCGCGCCGCCCAGCGCGACCCCGAGCGGTTCGAGGCCCTGGTGGCCCGCCGCCGCGCCGCCCACCGCCAGGCCATCGAGGAGATGCGCCGCACCTCCGAGCAGGCGCTGATCAACATCGCCCGCGCATCGGCCGACGAGGTCCGGTCCGTGCAGGCCTCCGAGGAGCAGCGCGTCCGCGCCGCCGAGGCCGCGGCCCAGCGGATGGGCCACGCCGCCGACGAGGTCGCCCGCGCCTGGATCAAGGCCGAGCGCCTCATCCAGCGCGCCGCGGGTCAGACCGAGAAGGAGCGCGAGCGCGCCGCCGCGGCGGAGATGCGGGTCCAGCAGGACTACGCGCGCCTCGTCATGCGGTTCGAGCGCGACCGCGAGCGCGAGGCCACCCGGACCGCCAACCTCCAGGCCCGGGCCGCCGATCGCGCCGCGCGGGAATCCGTCCGGGCCGCGCAGCGGCGGGCCCGGGCCGAGGAGCGCGCCGGCCGCGAGGCCGTGCGCATGGCCGAGCTGGCGCAGCGGGCGAACGAGCGCGCCGCGCGGGCCTCCGAGCAGGCCTGGGAGCGCAACATGCGGGCCCTGTCCGCCTTCCAGCGGAACCTGCCCAAGCTCGGCCTGCCCGGCATCGGCAACCTGGCGAAGGCCCTGTCGACCAAGGGCATCCTGCCCATCCTCGGGAACGCGCTCGGCGTGCCATTCCGGTTCGCCCTCGGGGTGGCCGGCGTGCCGGTGCTGCGCTCGTTCGCGGTCGAGATGGGCCGCATGACCCGCCGCCTGGCGGGCGGGGCGGCGCACATCGCCATCGCGCCCCTGAAGGGCATCGCCCGGGTCGTCGGGCACGTCGGTGGTGGCCTTGTGCGGCTCGGCCTGGGGGCCGTGCGCGTCGGGTACAGGATCACCCGCTGGCTCGGCTCGCACGCGATCTCGGTCCTGCACCGGCTCGGTTCGGCCGCCGTCTCCACGGCGCGCAAGGTGGCCGGCATCGCGAAGAACCATGAGCGACGACTCACCCCTGGGCGGAGGCCCGATGGAGCAGGCCGCCGCGATCCAGGCGGCGAACCGGACGCGCCCCGGGATCGAGCCGCGGCTGGGCTCCGGCTTCAACCTCGACGGTCCCGCCAGGCCGCTGCAGTCCATCGACGGGAACCAGGCCGCGAACCCGGGCCAGCTCGTCAACTACAGCTATTCCCCGCCGCTGCCCAAGCTCGGAGCGCTGAACCCCGACAACTCTTCGACGAACCCGGCGCAACCGTACCACGACGGCTTCCAGCAGCTCCTCATGATCGGCCAGGTGCAGATCGGCTGGAAGTGGCAGACGTCGTCCGGCGGCGGCTCCGGGGGCCCGACGTTCAATTCGACGCCGAAGGACTCGAAGACCGGCACGCTGCTGGGCGGCGTCGATCCGAACTCCCCGAACAACAACCCGCCCGTCCACTTCGTCGACGACCTCCCCGCAGGCTTCGCAGGATAACCCGCCGTGCTGCCCCCCATCACCCTCCTCGCCAACAAGGGCGCGCCGCTTACGGCCCAGGAAGCCGACGGCAACATCGCCAACCTCGACTCGCGCGTCACCACGATCGAGCAGGAAGGCCTCACCGCGACCGGGATCCAGGTCATCACCTTCGATCCGGTCGCGAACACCCTGCTCGTGACCCTGACCGACGGCACGACCTACGGCCCCTACGCGCTGCCCTCGGCACCGTTCACGGCGCGCGGGGACTGGGTCGCCGGCACCGCCTACCGGGCCAACGACCTCGTCTCGTTCAATGGCGGCTCGTACCTCGCGATGATCGCCCACACCGCCGGCACGGACTTCCCGACCGACAAGGCCGCGGGCAAGTGGATGACGATCGCGCTCCAGGGCCAGCCGGGGAAGGACTTCTTCACCTTCCAGGGCCCCTACGACGACACGGTCCAGTACAACGTCGGCGACGGCGTGCTGTGGACCGACCCCGCCTACACGTACGCCGGGCCGCAGCTCTACCGGCTGAACGTCGCGATGCCGGCCGGCACGAAGCCGAACGCAACGGGGCCCAGCTCGGTCCCCGGTTATGCGGGCACGCCGTATTGGTTCATGGTCAGCGTGCCGCCCCAGACCGTCGAGGTGAATTTCTACAGCGCAATCGTCCTCGCCAACGTCCCGCCCGGCGCGATCCTGTTCCGGCGGCGGTTCGCCAGGGCCACGCGGTTCCTGCAGAGCTTCAGCGGCTACGCCGTCCTCGACACCGCGCCCAAGAACGACCTCACCCTGCAGGTCTTCCAGAACACGACGCAGATCGGCATCGCCTTCTGGGCGGCCGGGTCGAAGGTGGGGTCGATCGGCCTGTTCAACGCGACGCCGATCATCTTCGCGAAGAACGACCTCCTCCTGATCGCCACGCCGCCCTCCGGGAGCTCGGGGACGGCCGCGGACCCCAACGCCACGGGGCCGGATATCGGGATCGTCGGCTCCCTCGCGTAGCGCGTGCGCACGTCGTGCGCTCTGCGCACATTTTCCGGAGAAACGCGATTCATTCCCTGGACCGCGTTACCTCTCCGCGTGTCGACACGGCCCCGCGGCGGCGACACCGTGTCGAACATTTTCGAGAAACGCGATGCGATGGATAGGAGTAACGGGGGGAGCGCCCAGGCCCTCTCGGACATCCCTGCGTAGCGATCCGTTAACCCCGTCCACAGGCGGCGCTTGACCGGGATTCCCGCGTCCGAATCAATGGGGTCCACGGGTAACGCGAACTCGCGGAGCGGGACATGGGCATCGGGATGGATCTGGCGGTCGACCTGGGCCGCACCGCAACCCGGGGCGCCGCGATGATGGAGGCTCTCCGGGCCGGCGTGGAGGCCTCCGCGGCGCGTCGCGAGGAGCGTCGCCAGGCCGGCGTCGTGTCGGTGCAGGTCCTCGCCGCCTGCCTGAAGGATGCCCGGAAGACCGAGGGCCAGGCCATCGCCGCCGCCCAGACCCTGGAGGCCGAGAACGCGGAGCTCCGCGCCGAGCTCCAGGCGATGTGGGAGGCCCTGCAGACCTCCAGCGACCGCGCCGCCCGGGCCGAGGCCGCGGTGATCGAGGCCGCCAAGATCGCCCGGGCCCGCCGCCTCCACGCATAGAAAAGGCCCCGGGTCGCCCCGGGGCCTGACGGATTCCCGAGCCCCGGTCCCGCGGTCACATCCGCATGGCCGGGGCTTCGTGCACGTAGGCCTCGGGCGGCACCGCGTACCGCCGCGCCAGCGAGACGCCCAGGGCCTCGTCGGCCCTCTCCGCCTCGCGCCGGTCCCCGCGCTTGCGCGCCGCCGCGGCCTGCGCCTCGCACATCGCGTCGATCCTCAGCTCCCTAAGGGCGGTCTCCAGGGGCAGGCCCTCCTGTGCGTACCGCGCCTGGACCTCATCGCGCGAGTAGATCCGCGGCACGCCCGGGATCATCCGGTCGTTGCGGAAGTGCGCTTCCAGCTGCCCGACCGAGAACCGCGCCAGGCCCTGCCGATCGTCCTCGCTCATGTCGGCGAGCCAGAAGCGAACGGAGTCGGGCAGCTTCGCCTCCCGCTCCCCGATCCGCCCGGCGATCAGGTCGAGCATCCTCTCCGAGACGAACGGCGCCCGCTTGAAGGACGGCTTGGCCTCGGGGGCCTTCGGCACGATCGGGCCGGTATCGGCCGCCACGGCGGCGTCGGCGATGTCGCCCGGCCCCGGGGCCCGCGCACCCAGCAATCCCGCGACGGCGGCGCCGGGGACGGCCGCGACGTGCTCGGCCACGTCGATCGCATCGTGGGCGACCTCCAGGGCCCCCTCGTAGACGTCCTCCGCGACCTCGGCCGCGGCGGCGGCGCCGCCCTTGAGCCGCTGGGCCAACCGCTTCAGCGACCGGGCCATCCTCCGGAACGCCCGGGCGAGAAATTTCCAAAAAGCACCCACGACACCCTCCACCGAACCGGGGCGACGGCGCCGCCCCCGATGGATCGATTGAAGGACTCGCGGACGCAATCGACAAACGCCGGGATTCGCCACGGACGCGAATGTCCGGACCAAACCCGGGAGTGCCAAAGTCGCGCAAGCGTGTGCGGAGTGGTGCGACATTCAGGTGCGACCACGGTAATTTACACGCGCGGAGAGATTGGCAGAAGCCTCGGTGATTGCAGGGGAATTTCCGTTTTCCGACACGACCGAAAATAGCGAGAAACGCGTTACCTCAGCGACTTAGCGCAAGATTTTCGCGGAAAGCTCGATTCGCCGACTGGCCAAACCCTCCGGTCGTTGTATCCTCACGCTCGGAATAACGAGACGAAGATCACCGTCACGTTACGAGTGTCTGAGGGTTTCCAGTGGCCTGCCAAATCCCCGAATCGGTCCTGCGCGCGGCGCTCGCCGGCGGCGCCACGTACGCCGCGATCGCCCGTGCGCACGGCGAGGATCCAGCCGCGGTCCGGGCCCGGGCCATCGCCCTGAAACTGTCGAGGAGCCGTACGCAGGGCCGGCTGCCCCCGGAGCCGATCCTGCGGATCGCCCTCGGCATGGACGGCGTCTCGCAGGCGCGCCTCGCCCGCGCGTGGGGCGTCCACCCGGACTCGGTCTCCCGCGCCGCCCGCCGCCTCAAGGCATCCGAGGGCGGCCGGTGAGCAAGCGCCCCATCCCCCGATCGGAGGTCATCATCCGCATCCGGGCCGCCTGCGTGGCGGCCGGCGGCCAGTCGCGCTTCGCGGCGGCCTGCGGGGTGAAGGCTCCGTACCTCTCCGAGGTCCTCTCGGGCGTGAAGCCCCCGGGGCCCGCGGTGCTCGCCGCTATCGGCCTGCGCAAGGCCGATCAGCCCCCCGTCTACATCCCCGTCGAGAGGGAAGGGACTCGCAATGCCCAAAAAACGTGACCGCGACAGCGTGGACGAAAAGGTCCTCGCCCCGCTCAACCCAGTGAAATTGTACCGCCTGTCCGTCAGCCACTCCTTCGACGCGGTGTGCGAGCTCCACGCCATGCGGAGCCGCGACGTCCTGTCAAAGGCCGTGACCGAGGGGCGCCGCATCGTGAAGGGCAGTCCCACGGTGCGGTCGCGCCGCTCCGCCGAGGAGATCGCCGCCATCGTCGGCGCCGTCTTCCGCGAGGGCGGCATCACCGACGCGGCCCGCGCCCTCGGGCTCACCATCACCCAAGTCAGCCGGGCGCTCCAGGTGGCCGGCGTCACCGACTACCCGCGCGTCGGCCGGGCCGAATCCGCCCGGCGCCTGCGCGCCGTCCAGCGCCGCAACGCCTTCGAGAGGGGGAACCCGTGAAGAACGTAAAGACCATCATCGCCGGCATCGCCGGAACACCGGCCCGCGCCTTCACGAGCGGCATCGGCCTCGTGGCCGCGACCATCGCCTTCTCGGGCTATGGCCTGCCGATGGCCTACGGCCTCATGGCCCTGGCGATCTGCTGCGTCACGGGTTTCGTGGTCGCCGCCTTCCTCTTCATCATCGCCTCGATCTGCGGTGCGACGGACCCCGAGTACAGCCTCAACGCCAACGCCCAGGAAGGGAAGGACCAGCCGTGAGCCAAGCCGACATGCTCCCCCCGGGTCCGGACCCGCAGTCCCCCTCCGAGGCCGTCGAACGGATGGGGCGCGAGATGCTGCGCCTCAACGCCGTAGACGCCTACTACCACACGCTCTGTGCCGCCCAGAGCGCCATCGGTGAGTATCGCCAGACCCTGGAGGACACGCTCCTCCCCGAGGTCACGGATCGCCTCCTCAACGCGCCGCGCGAGCAGCTCTACGGCACGTCGCTCTACGCCGTGCTGCTGGAGACCGCGACCGGTACGCAGATCAATCTTGAGGCGTACCCGCACCTGCGCGACCTGCGGCACATCGTCGACGACGGGGTGTCATTCGTCGTCCTCGACTGCGAGACGACCGGCCTCCACCCGCTCAACGGCGACCGGATCGTCTCGATAACCGGCCGGGCCTACCGGGCCGGCAAGCGCGACGGGAAGGTCTTCGTCGAGCCGACCGGCCACTCGGCGAGCTTCATCGTCGACCCCGGCCGCGCCTCGACACCGCAGGCCCTGGCGGTCCACCGCCTCGGCCCGAACGAGCTGCGCGGCAAGCCGCGGTTCGAGGACATCTGCACGCCCTTCCGCCGCTTCCTCATCGGGGCGGGGTGGTACGAGCATCGCCACATGGACGGGACGCCGGCGATCTTCGCCCACAACGCGCCCTTCGACATGGCCTTCCTCGACATGGAGTGCGAGCGCGCCGGCGGGTCCAGGCCGTCGTTTCAGCACGGCACGTTCGACACGAAGGCCCTGTCGAAGCTCCTCTGGCCGGGGGCGCCATCGAGCCTGGACGCCCTGTGCGAGCGGTTCGGCGTCGATCGCGGCGACCGCGATGCGAGGCACGAATCCGGCCACGACGTCGAGCTCCTCGCCAAGGTCCTGCCCCACCTCCTGGAGGAGGCCCTGCGGCGGGAGCCGGACGGCCTCAACGACTGGGGGTATCCGATCACCTGCGTCGTAATTTAACGACCGGACACTTGAACGCGCCTCCTACGGTGGTACATTCCACACCGTTGGAGGGCGTACACATGACGATTCGAAAGCGGCCGGCGAGGCACGACCCTGACAATCCCCTGGTCACGCTCGTCAGCCTGTCCAAGGCACTGGAGATGCCGCAGGTCATGGACCTGCTGAAGAAGGTGCTTCCTCAGCCGGACTACGACGTCGCCGGCATGATCGAGACCCTGAACCGGATCTCCAATGTTGTCGGGTCGGACAGGGAGCTGGAGGCGAGGTTCTGGCCCAAGCACGTGGAGATTGATGACATGGCCAGCGCGCCGAATCCCGAGAACGTCAAGCCGATACCGCTTCGCGAGCTGGTCTCCGACGAGGAGCGTCGCCGCCGCCGCGACATGGTCGTGAAGGTTGGGAGATGTCTCTACGGCGAGGCGTGGCAGACCCCGCTCGCCCGGGCCCTGTCCGAGGCGGGCGGCCGGCCCATGACGCAGAACAGGATTGCCCATTGGCTTCACGACGGCGTGCAGGCACGCCCGGTCCCCGGCTGGATCATGCCGGCGCTCCGGGCCGTCGCCGAGGCCCGCATCGAGGAGCTGCTGCGCAACGTCGCCGAGGTCCGCGAGCTCTACGCCGCCGAGGACAGGGGTGAGGTGTCCGCCGCCTAGCGCGGCGACTTCCCCCGGGCCCGGAGCCGCTCCTCCGGCTCGGCCTTCTCCTGGCCGCACCGGTGGAGGATCTGCGCCAGCGAGACCGGCGCCATCCCCCACGAATCGACGCCCACGTCGCAGCTCTGCGTCGTCCCCGGCAGCAGGCCGTGGGTGTGGCCGAAGAGCTGGATCGTGTCGCCGAAGGACCCGCGCCATGCCCTGAGGGGGTAGTGGCAAAGGACCAGGGACACCCCGTGGTCCGAGATCTCGACCAGCTTCTCGACCTGGGCCCACGGCAGCGCGAGCGTCGCCGGGCCGTCGTGGTTGCCCTTCACGAGCCGCTTCGTCCCGTTGAGCCGCTCGAAGATCGCGGCGAGCCGCTCGCGCTTCGGCCCCATCGCGAAGTCGCCCAGATGCCAGACCGTATCGCTCGGCTGGACCCTGGCGTTCCATGACTTAATGAGCGCCTCATCCATCTCGGCCGCGTCGGCGTAGGGGCGCTCGCACATCCGAATGATGCCGCGGTGGCCGAAGTGCGTGTCGGCCGTAAAGAACATAGCCAT